AACGTTGCTCAGGAAATCCAGAGAATTCTGCTGAAGTTTTTCCACCGTGTAAGCCACGGTCTGACCGATCATATGAATGTTATTGGGAGTAAGATCGGTTACCAATTCGGAAACAATCTGATTTGCTTCATCGGTAACAGAAGTGTCAAGACGTTCATTACGACTCTGAGCAGCAAGAACGTTAATGAGTTTCATATCCCGTTCAATCTTTTCGATAGCCATGTCTATTCACCTCCGATTAACCGACGTACCCGGTTGCAAGAACACCGTAAGCGGTGCCAGCAACAGGAGTACCATCAACCATAGTAGTAACAAATTCTTCGCCAACAATCAGAGGATGAGCACGCAGTTCTGCTCCAACAGGAACAGCGTGTTCACGATTGTCGTATTCAGCCTGATCGTTGAAATATTCGCTGCCATTCTCGACAAGATAATACCGCTTATTCAGCTTATCAACGACAAACCTATAAGCTACAACACCATCATAAATAGTCGTAGCTTCTTTGCAAACCAACTTCGTAGTAGAGTCTGCGGAAGGAAGCACCAACGTATTGCCATCCTGAATCATAAGAATACCATTCTGAACAGGAGCAGCAGCGCCATTGGTAAACTCGCCTTCATACACATAGCCCTGAAGCTTAGTCATGTAGCCAGCCATAGCCAGTCATTCCTTTCAAGAAAATTTCTTTACTTAGAAAGTAAAGAGTAAGAAGTAGTTTTAGTCTCTTTTTGTAAAAGACTGTATTTACCCTCTGTGTTGAGGGTGCTCATAAACGGATTTACCTCTGCAACAACCTCTTTTTCTGCAACTACTTTGGTTGCCTTCATTTCGGCAATTTCCGCTTTAAGACTTTTAATTTCTTCCGCAAGTTCAGCAATCATTTCTTCAGCTGTCTGTTTCTTTTTAGAATCATAGCTGTCAGGAGTTGCATCATTAACTGCGGTTTCACCTTCACCATTTCCTTCGTCAGACTGTCCTTCGGTCTGACCATTGTCTCCAGTCTGTTCTCCCGCAGGAGTTTCAGTCTGTTCATTTCCGCTTCCGGGTTCTTCTGTCTGAGTTTCAGCTGGAGTTTCTCCGGGAGTTTCCCCACCCGTTCCCGGGTCTGGGTCTCCATCAGCTTCTGCTGTAACTTCAGCAACATGAGCTCCGTCAGTCGTTTCTACGAGAGTACCTTCCTGAACGTTACTTGATTCTGTTGAAATAGTAACGGTCTGACGATATTCTTTACCAGTTTCAGTATCGTAGGCGACCTGAGTATGGGATTCGTCATGGAACTCACGGGTAACGACAGCAGCGGTTTCTTCTTCAGCCTTTTCTTTCTTTTCCTTACAGGCTGCGGTTTCATCAACTTCTTCGGTTTTCTCTGCGGTTTCTTCCACTTTGGCTTCTTCCGCAGTTTCAGAAGTTTCTTCTACCTTTTTTTCTTCCTCAGCTGTTACAGGCTGAGAGGCTTCGGTCTCAACGACTTCAGCCATGTTTTCGACTTTTGCCATCTCATTTTCACCCTTTCCAGTTTCATCTGCTTTCTGTGCAACTAATTCAAGTGCAACAGCTTCTTCGCAGGCGGGATAGGTCACAATGGCTGTGCCTTCCAAGTAATTGTTTTCAGACGCATCAATCAGGATCGTGTCATCATCAAGTTCGGAATATTCACCAACAGTAAGCTCAAAAGAAAACTTAAGTTTTCCATCTGAAAATAATTCAGAAATGGCTTTACTAAGTTTTCTATTCCGTTTAGGAATTCTTGCATATCCAACAAGATAGCAATTTTCACCTTCCGTTTGCTTTTCAAACTTGTAGAACGAACCAATTTGCGTTGAATGGAATTCGCCTGTTTTTTCGTCATACAGATGACCTAGGCGAGTGTAATTGCCACCGATAAGCGCTTTTTTATCGGCATACAGCGGCAACCCAACATACCGTGCTTCATTACTTACGATATCATCAATAAATCGTTCAGTAACTCTTGCACCATTAAGATTCGCCTGTGGTGCTTCACAGATGCGGGCTTTTACAGTCATAAATACATCAGACTGCTGAATTTCGGAGATGACAGAAGCAAAAATAAGTTTGCTCATAAACATTCTCCCTTTGCTTTTGCGTTCAGTGGGGGAAGACAAAGAGCGCTCAAGCGAATCTATATCAAACACCCGTTAAGGTGTAGATATCGACAACAGAATTAACGATTTAAGAGTTCGTTATCTGTATCATACTCAAGAAAGAACAATAGGATAAACACATGAAATACCATATCCTTCTTTCACTATCATAACAGTAGCACCAGCATGTGCTCCGTAACCCTTGCTTTGAGCGTAAGGGTCTATACCACAAATACTAGGCACACGTTCGACACGGACGTTTGATTCAGGCATGATACCAGAAACAAAAGATTGGCTTTTGTGAAGATGTCCAACCATAAAAACATCAATTGATTTTTGATATAAGTTGACAAACTCCTGAGCCATAGATTCAATATCTGAATCCTGCCCGTGAGTAAGTAGGAACTTAAAACCACAAACATCAATTACCTGAGTCATTGGTGCATCATTGGTCTCAATAATTATCCATCGATCATCAATAAACCTTGCGTGTAAATAATGCATGATAATACGTTCCATATTTTCTTCAGGGAATTGTCCCGCCTTAGAACCTAAAGGACGTATTTCTCCATGATTACCACGTACAGCATATACCTTAATAGGAATTTTAACGATATTAGCTAACGCAGCAATCCATTGAGAAAGATATTCCGCAAGACGAATAGTACTTTCAACAACTCCAAATTCAAGACGTTGAAGTTGACTTTGACGTAAAAGTCCATCAAGCATATCACCGACGATCATAAGGTCAATCTCAGTAGGTTCTTCCTTTTCTACTATTGCTGATATTTTGAGAAGTAGATTTTCCATACGTCTTTCGAAAACTGAAGAATTATATTTATTAATAGATTCTCCAAGAAGTCCAGTCACGTTGAAATCAGCGCCATAGTGGAAGTCTCCAATGCCAAGAACAAGAGTACGCTCAACAGTATCTGGTCTTTTAGGCTTCGGAATCTCGACATCAATTTTAGGAAGAGATTTAATTGCAGAAGTTATACGTTCGCAAAGAAGCTCTGTTCTTGATATCTGACGCATATCGTTTTTAATGCCTCTTTGAATATCATAAAGCTTTTGACGTTCGATAACATTTCTATCAATAGAAGCCTGATCTGAATTGTCAAACTTCATCCCTGAATCACTGGCAAATTTAACACCAGCGCCAAGTTTACGAAGCGCTTCAGGACTACAATCTAAATCAAAATCCTGGACAATTTCAACCCACTGTTTATCGTTATTCTTGCTTCTCTTATCGAGAATTTCCTGTATGATGTCCTGCTTTTCCTGTCTGGTAAGTTCTTCAATTAAACGACTCAATAGATCCACATCCTTTTGTGGTTATTTTGATTCCAGAAAAGAAAAGACTGGGACTTACATCCACCGAGGAATGCCCAGTCAATTAGCTACCGTGGTGCGCATTGAAACACGCAGTTAAGAACAAATAATGTAATGTTTGGTCGTTTTCAAGAGGCGTCGGTAGAACTATCGAAGACATACGGCTTATTGGATGCCGTTCCATTACCACGTCGCTGTTTGGGCGCGACATTCCCAATGCTTTCAACTTTTTTATCGACGCTTGAAGCCGACGTCATGATTCAATGCTGCCTTCAGGATTTGAAGGTTTAGGTTGTTTCCCTCGTTCTGTAGCCGCTGGATCTCCAACTTTTTCACTATCATCCATCTTGGGACGTCCTGGGCCGTTAGAACTGACAGCATTCTGATTTTTTACTTCACGAGGAGCAAAAACTTCATTTGTTCCATCTTTTTCCTCTGTTTCTCTTGCTTTTCTTTCTACCTCAAGAGAGTAACCATTAGTTTCAAGCATTTCTCTGGTAGAAACAACACCTTTCTCCCACAATTCGATGCATTTTTCACGAAGAGCCTTTTTACCTTCCATAGAAAGAGGCTTAAAATGGAATTCCGGTGTTTCTTTTAAGTTATAAGTTCCGGGAATTTCTTCTGCTAAACGTTTGTTAATTTTAGTCATCATTTCACAGAATTCATCTCTTACCGCATTGATTCTGGCTTCTGCTGTCTGAGTTGAAATTTGAGCAGAAGCAAAAGTAGAACCATCTTCAGAGACACCCGTAACTAAAACTCCGCTTATTCCTCCGCCTGATAAAATATCATTATTAACTCCACGATATTTATCCCATTGGAACAAGTCGTCCATATCGAATTGAATTGTTTCAGCGCTTGCTAAATGATTGGTTACCGCAAGAGGAGTACCACTCATCGCACTGATGAAAATTCTACGTACTTTAGAAAGTTGTGCTTCATCTGGAAGGATATCGCTCGACTTAGAACTTTCTCCATATTTAACATGAACAAAACTACGCTTACCAATATTAAGCATAGCATCTTCATAACTGGAAATAAGTTCTTTTTTAGCTAAAGCACGAATAATAGAAGCAATAAATGGAATAGCATATCTCTGCCAACTTTCTTTTGTTGTTTGTAAAACAAAAGTATTATTTGGGTCAAGCTGTGCATACGCTTTACGTTGAGTTACTGCCTGTTGAATTTCTTCAGGATAACCTTTTAAGATGTATGCAGTGTCACTATCTTTAACAAATTTTTCGTCAATAGTATAACCTTTCGTTTGAATTTCATTTATAATACCTTCGCAGTTATACTCAACGATAGGAGTACCGTTAAACATAGTGTTACCAATTTTCCATTTATCGATAGGTAAAGTAATCAGATCACCATGGTAAAGGTAGCAACAAACGTTACTGTATTTCCACAGTTCAAGCATAATTGCGTCTATTTTTTCACGAAGTCTCATACGTTTGTACTGTTCTTCGTAAAGAGCATATGTTTTTTCTTTTGAACCAGTCAGATACCAGTCTGAACAAGTAGAAAATGGAACATATACATGTTTGACAATACCATGAACAATAGGATCAGCATCTGTATAATAATCAGAAAGCTGATAGAATTGCTGTATGTTTTCCTGTTTACGACGGAGTATACTTACATAGTCGAAATCAGAAAGTTCACCGCTGAAAGTAAAATTAGAATTAGTAAAGCTTTGAATAGTTACCTCATCATTTTCCTTACCAGCGCCAACAGCAATTTTTACGTCATGTTTTTTCTGAGGCTGTTCTTCCCCAGTAGTTCTAATGCCCATTAATCGGCTCCAGAAGCCCATTGGGACTCAGCCCCTTTCTTAAAAATGTCTAAACGTAGATGCAATACGCCTAGATTGCGCATCATTGAAACCACCTGTAACGCCAACGCACACAGGGCCATGTTTATGTAATTTGATGCTTTCTTTTTCAAGTTCAGAGATATAGTCATTGCCCATGGCTAAAGATGAATATCTATCCTTATGCATGGTTGATTTAGGAACGTCATAAAGGACGTTACCGCCAGAACCAGTTTTAGCAACAACATTACCCATTTCAATTTGTAAAGCATCAGCCTCAAGATAGTTTGCGAATTCTTCTTTTGATATCTTTTTAGCATTTTCACCAGTCTGCCGATCTTTCATGATTCTGGAAGACATAGGAATTTCAATAGTTTGTTTTTCCAAAGCAACTCTAAGGTTTGTATAGATTCTTTGGTTTAACTGATTGACAGCTCTGAAAGGATGAAGAGCCTGAATTGCATCTGCATTTGTCAAAGGTTCATCATCAACAACAAGCGGAGGATATTCCTTTCCTGATTCAGAGTCTATCCACTCTTTGTCAAAGAATCTGTCAAAACTATCACCGATACCTCTGGCGTCGTATACTATCTTTTCGGTGTTTGGGAATTTAACATGATAATATATTCTGACTTGTTCGGTTAAATAGTCCAATGGTTTACCATTATACGAACGAATGTGGACAATCTTTCTTGCAAAAGATCCGTCTTTACGTTCTGTAAATTTATGGATCATTAAAATGCTGTTATCCGAACCTTTAGCTTTAGATGTAGCTATATCCAGAGAGATAACATATCTTGATTTGGAACCTTTAGGCTGTTCCATTTCAACGTTATCTAAAGTTCTACAGCTTTGAACAAGATCAAACGGGAAAGCCGAGTTTTCAGAAGAACCAAGGAACTTGGATTCATATTCCATTTGGAAAGTTGTTTCCGGGTTACTTGCACGTTCTTCTTCATAGTAGCTTTCTTTTGTTAAACCTTCTGCAATAGGAGTTTTGTAATGAAGAACACAAGCAAAGTATGCTTTATTTCCTTTAGCTCTTTGTTGAACAATACGTTGAAATTCTTCATAGAACGAATAGTTCTTTGGACATGCAGAAGTAATATAAATGATTTTAGAATCAAAGTCGTTAAA